AAGTGCGAAGATAAATTTCAATGATGTTGTCAATCAACTGCTGCAAAGATGAGTCAGATTCATCGCAGATTTCGTACCTGTTAGCTTCAATTTGCTTCAAGGAATCTTCCAAGAACTCAATGACGTTGCTTGTTTTCTTTGCCGATTGTAGGGTAATTGGCCCCAATAAACCATGCCGCCCCTGATAGGCTTCGGCAAAATCATCAGCCGCACCAATGATGCGGTCATAAAAAATATTCAAGGCTACATGCTTGGAGTAGCTGCGGGTATTCAGATGCACCGAGTGCGTCACATCCCGAGCCAAGAACAGCAGTCCTACAAAGTCACAGGCTTTCATTGTGGCATTCCTTGTTGTGGTACTTGTGGCATTCCTTGTTGTGGCGACATTGATTGGTCAGGTTGCATACCTTGCATTTCTTGCATTGGCATTTCCGTGTCACGCATTTCTGGCGATCCGGCAATGATGTCACCAGAATCCATTGCTGCGTGGAGTGTACCCATAACAATGTCTTGAATCTGCTCTGGACTCATGCTGGCCTGCACGGCAGAAATACGTTGCGTTTCAGCAGCATAGGCTTTGATCTCTGCTTCGTAATCCTTGCGCTTCATGTCCTGTGCTTCCATAGACCTAGACACGTTCTGGAGCATGGTACTCATCTGCTCCATCTCAGCACCCATCGCCTGCATCTGCTGCTGTGCAGCGGCCAAGGCTGGATTGTCTTCACCATCAGACAAAAACTTGGGATCAATAGTCTTGGCAAAGCGCTTGGACATTTCCGCAGCACCAGGCCAGTCCATGTTCTTGACAAACAAGTCACCAGCCACAGACCAAAGTTGCGGGTTGCCTTGCAACAGTTGGGCCATTGCTTCCAAAGCCTCTTGGCGTTTGGTTGCGTAGCCTGGGCCGGTGGTAGCCACTACGTCATACTTGCCTACGCCAGGGTTGTAGATTTTCTCAATGACGATGCCTTGTTCGTTTGCAATCTTGTTGACGGCTTGGGGCTGGTCAGGGTTAATCTTGACCATCTTTGTCTCGCCGTCTTCACCAATGATGCGGGCAATGCGCTGGGTGTCGTAAATCTTGGGGATCATGTCCACCAGTTGGCGAGCAATGTGCCGCACACCACGGGCCAAGTTATCACCATAGTGGTAAGTCCCGACATCGCCTTCACGTTGACGCGCAAGGATGGCTCTGCCACTGCGCTCATTGGAACCCATGCCCAAAGATGCGTTGTATTGGCCTGTGGTGGATTTAATGTCCTCTGCCGCGCCAGCTTTAGCCTGCAAAAGCCCACTTGACGCCATTGGCGGTTGAGCGCGCTGTGGCAGTGGCAATGTTGCGCCCTGACCGTCGGTAACGTCAGGATTTACCTCCAAATACGGCCAATTCTGGGTGTTTGCGGTCTTCCACTTGTCCTCGTAGCCCTCAAACTGCCCGCCATAACCAATAAATGGAGCTTTAGGCGCCAAGGCCAGCATTTCTGCCTCTTGGGACACCCAATAGTTGTACATCCGCTGTGCATCCTTGGCGTTTCGCACCAGTCCACTGACGTACAAACGGCCATCTACCTCAAATTCATTGCCAACAATGCGAATAACGGGTATCCACTTGCCTACCCACTCGCGCTGCTCAAGGATTTCGTAGCCATTGATCTTGCAATAGCGCACCTTGGGGCGGTCAGACTCACGCGACTTCAGCGGTTTGCCGTAAAACGCCTTTAACTGCTTGTCTTCCGGCGTCCCAGCAAAAGCCGTAGCGTTGCCAGGGTACAAATTCAGCGTAGCGCGGTCATAGTCTATATAGTAGTAGTCCGCAACGCGAATCGTGTCCTCATTCAACCAGTTGGAGATTGACTGGTCGCCCACACCCAGCGACTGCAAGGTCGTAATGGGTGCCGAATCGGGGTACATGCGCTCGTACTCATCTCGGGTCAGGTCTTCCGTCACAAAACAATACTTGGCGTCAGCGCCAGTAGGGTCTTGCATGGTTGGATCCATGTACACCGAGAAGGAATTGCGAATCCGGCCAATCTTGATGTCTTGGTCAAACGTGTTGTCATCGCAATACTCAGTCAGCAGCCGGATGTAGCCCTCACCATAGGAAACTTGGTTCTCGCAGGCGGTGTCATAGGCAACATCAGCGTCACTCATGTACTCAATGTGCCGGATCATGCCGTTAAAAATCTCAGCAATCTCCACATCCGCATTGCTATCAACCGGAATCACCTTGGCGCCTGGGCGGTTCTGCCGTTGGTCATTGGTGACTTGTCGAACGTGCTGCGGTAGCTTATTAATAGTCAGTGTAGGACGCGCATTGATTGTCTGCCCCTGCACCGCCCCACGGGTAGCCAACACATCAGCAGGCCACTGCCAGCAGTTGTCCGGTGAACCAGCATAGAACTTCAGGTCGTCGTTCTCATCCTCACGCGACTCAGAAGTTGCCGACATAGCCATGTCCAGCCGAGAACGGGCCGTAGCAAGGATTTCCGAATCGCTGTTCTTTGCCCTGCCGCCATTGGCAACATTAGCAACAGCCACCATGCCCGTTTGATCAACCATTATTTTTTACCTTTTGGGGTTGGCTTTGCAGCTTCTCGCTTAACCGAGTAAGCAATCGCCACAGCTTGCTTGACCGGTTTGCCTGCGGCCACTTCAGCCTTCACATTAGCACGGAAGGCTTTAGGTGTGGATGACTTAACAAGTGGCATGGCTATTTCTTAACCGGTTTAGCCGTCTTGGCTGAATCTTTAAAGTCTTTAGCAGAAGGCGCTGCCTTACTGCCGACCTTGTTCATCTTCTCGCCAGAGCCAGCCTTGATGCGCTCTTGCTTAGCGTGGATATTTGCGTAGAGTCCAGGTTTTGTAGCCATGATTAACACTTCCATCTTGCTAGTGCAGCAGCTTTGCGGGTGGGATTACCCTTTTCATCTTTCATTGGCCCAGGCACACCAGACATACGGGCGCAGAACGAATCCTTGCGCGCGCCACCTTGAGGCTGCGGCGCCTTAAGATTACTGCCTGTTGCAGCATTGTACTTTTCCCGACCCTTGGCCGTGAGTCCAGCACCTTGGCTTGCCGGCAGCTTCTCGCCACGGCCTACTGATAGAGAAACAGCTTTCTTCGTTGCCATTTAACTTCCCATCCAACCAGTTGAAACTGCACCACGGTCAGTGGTACGCAATGTATGTGGCTTCTCGCGGTACTCTCTGTGCGCCACAGGGAATGCAAAGGTCACGCAAATAGCGTCAGCCGCATCAGGCGAGGCCAAACCTCTTGCCTTCATCTCCCTCTTGCCTTCCAGAAAGATAGTACCAGAAGAATTAGGCTTCTTAGTCGGCCCTGTCAAGTCGGCCTTCAGTTGCCTGTCCTGCGGGATACTAGCAGATTTTAACCAGTTCCTCATATCATTCCACATCTCGGCGCGCTTATTGCCAAAAGCAACTGACTGCTTTGCCCTGTTGCCAAAGTTAACGCCTCTGACTTTATACCGCTGCTCGGTCAGCCGGTCAAGGATGCCATAACCCAGACCACCTTCATCAATCACCGTCAGGGTAGGCTTAAACTCCTCAATCGCGTCAATCACCCTGCCCACAATCGTCATGGTGTCCTCACCCTGATAGCGCATGATCTTGACAATATCCCTGCCCTGGCGCACCGCAATCACGGTGGCATCCGCGCCACCTCGAGCAGGATCCACTCCAAGAATAATGGGCGCTGTAATATCTTTCCATTTGGGGCGCTTCATGGCGTCATCTACCAGCATCGAGCCAATGAACTGATCCTCGCCTGCCGACGGAAACTCGCCATACACCTCAACCTTGGCCTGCGTCGAATCTTCCCCGTATTCCTCAATGATCTGCTCGTAGACCGCCTTGTCGGTATCTTCCACCGTTCTGGCGTCCACCGTGCGGGACTTCCAAAATGCGCGCTTGGCGTTGAAAGTCTCAAAGAAGTATCCCGTGTTTCGCCGTGGGTTGGAGAAGGCAAACCAGTACCTGTCCGGCGTGTTCTCTGTAAAGAAGCCAGCGCCAACGTCCCAAATCGGATCCGGTATACCGCTGGACTCATCAAAGATCAACATCATGCCGTCCTGATTGTGGACACCGGCATAAGAGTCTGGGTTCTCTTCCGACCACAGCTTGCCCTCGCAGGCCCAGTAGCGGGTGCCCTTCTTTAGATCCCTCTCAACCAAGTCAGTCAACCACTTGGCAGGCACCAGCTTAGTCGCGCTGATCTCCCACCAGTGGCTGTTAATCAACATCGCTGCCCACTTGGTAAGCTCTGCCCAGGTGACTGAGCGCAACTGATTCTCACTGTTCGCACTAACCACCACCGAGCCACCAATGCGGGTAGTCAGCATCCAAAGAACCAGCCAACTGACAAGCGCAGACTTGCCAATACCTCGCCCGCTAGATACTGCCTCCCGAATGGTGTCAAAGTTAACCTTGCCCTTCTGCGCCCTAATGTGATCCGTCACATCGCGCAGCACTTCCCTCTGCCACTTGCGTGGGCCACTGAACTTAGCCAGTGGCGTGTTCTTCCTGCCCCAAGGGAATGCGTAGAGGACAAACGCCTCAAGGTCGTCCGCAATCTGTGGGCTCCAAAGCTCCACCATCAGCTTCTGTTCTTCTTCGCCTTTGTAGATTGGGAGTTGCATTTACTTCATCAGGGCGCTGTTGTCAAACTTCTGGCCGTTGCGCTCAAGGATGGTCATGCTCTTTTCTTCGCCAGGAAATGTGACAAAGTTGCGGGTTACTTTTGGCGGGATAAGGGTTTGTTCAGGATTTCGTTTTAAAAACGCCTCTGCTGATTCTTTAGTAGAAAACACGTTTTCACCACCTTGTGGGTGGCGAACAATGTAGGTGTTTGCTAAGTTGCGTGAGCCTTCATCCAGATACTTGATGCCGGGTATGCCAGCTTCACGCATTGCATTTGCACCAGCAGATCTTTTAGCATTCATTGCAGCCAAAAGATCACCACCCAAATGGTCTGCGTCAGTCAATCCATATTGCTTTGCAAGTGCTTGAATTTCCGGTGTCTGATCTTTTAATGGCGCATCCCAATCCAACATCTTGGCAATCTTTTCATCTGGCAGATCTATCTTGTAAAGATTGCCTTTGTTTTCCAAAGGCTTTTTGTAATCTCCAGATTCTAAGAAATTTAAAGTCTCTGTCAGTAACTTTTTTTGTTCATGGTTAGGATTAGATTCAAGAACAAAACGAATATCATCAGCAGCATACTGAGGACTGCCAGTTAATTCAGCCAATCGTTGAGCATTTGCATGAGCCGTTAATCTACCCTGATTCATCTTGTCTGCATTAGCTAAATTCTTTGCATAACCTTCTGCTACCGGACGCGCTTCAGCCGTATATATGCCATATCCATACGCTTGGGCACCTTCACCAGTGCCAATCTTGCTGGCATCAAACTCGCCAAGTGGGTTGCGGGCCGTTGGTGGCAGTCTGTGCGGTGTGCCGTGATAGACATCCAAGGGAAGGATGTTGCCAGTCTTAACCATGTACTGCTCTGCCAACTCGCCAACCTTGGGTGCTACAAACCGGCCAGTTGCCATTGCACCCTTACCGGCCAACTTTGCTGCTGGGCCAACCATGGGGGCTATTGCCATTGCTGACTCTAAGGCGTCGTTGTTGAACCTTGTTGTACCACCGATACCACCAGCGCCAGTTGTCAGAGGTTCGCCGTAGGACAGTCTATCCAATGTCCGGCTGATGGCTGGGACTGACAAGAACTGTGCCAGTTGCTGTGCCTGCTGGGTGCGCTCTGGGCTGTAGGTGCTTGCCAGTGCATCCGACAACCGGCCAAGCATGGCGTTGCGCGGTGTGGCCTGAATTAGGGCGTTGGATGGTGGCATGGCGTTCTGTGGGTTGGGGCGAATGATAAATCAATTTTTAAAAAATCAAAAATAAAATTGTGCGTGGGGGCGCCGTAACCGTGGCCCTTTCGCCGCGGGCCCCTCCCCCCCGGCCCCGGCGCGGCGGGCGGGTCGGGCGCGGCCACCGGCGCAGTTATCCACAGGGTATCCACAGCCAGATCAACTTAACATAACACCCGTTGTATAAAGTAGGCACGACAGAGAGAAAGTTATGCACAGGCACACATTACTTGGGATTGACATCAGTGACGTTGTCAATGGTCAGTGTCTTTACCCTTGACTGCGCCTGCTCCAACGCATCGAGTACGCTGATGCGCTCATCGCGCACCGTCATGTCAATGCGGTCACCGTAAGTCCGCGGCTTCAGCTTGCTGGCTATCCACTTGCGAGCATCCACCTGCATCCGCTTCTGCTGCACCCAGGCGCTCGCCATCGCGCCCTCGAGGCCGTCAGGCATGACTTCATCCGATAGCTGCAGGATCTCATCAGCCAGCCGGTCTGCGCGGTCTTGCACCGCCTTGTCGTAGGCTGCGCGCAGCTTGTCATCAGCAGTCAGCATGTCTTGAAAGGTTGCCCAGCCTGGCATGTCAGGATCACGCAGCACCGTTGACAAACTCTTGCCTGCCGACACTCGCGCAACGATCTCACGCCAGACTGGATGGTCTTGCGGCCACTTTTCAGGTCTGCCCATGATTGCACCTGTTTTTGTAGTCTTTTCAGCCAAAGTCTTCATCATTACCCCCAGCGCGTGCGCGTAATTAATCGGAATGTATGCGAAAAGCGCATAACCCTACCCCAAACCAAACCAGCTATGCAAAAACTGCATAACTGCATAACCTCATATCACCTCAATCTCAACCCGATAAACCTTCACCCCATCCGAGCGCTGCTTGTACTGCCAATCCAGTCGCTTATCCCCATCATCCACACCAAGCCAATCAGCCACCCCATCTCTGGTCGCCTTAAACGCTGATTGCAGATTATCCCCATCCAAGCCCCTAGGAGCTACCCTAGTCAACACAATCGTACAAGGCAAGGGCATAGGCGCACCAACCGCACATAGCGCATTAAACGCCTTCTGGCGCTGTCCCTTCACCAACCGCGCCTTAACCGCCCAGTGCATCCTAATGTTGGCCACACTCACAATCTTCATCTCAACCATCACTTCAATCACATTTTCCCCCAAATCTCCTGAACCCCAAAAAACCCCAAAACCATGTACCGACGATTTGACCCGACTTTGTGTACCGAACCGAAGGGGGTATATATACCCCTTCGGTACGTTTCGGTACAACGGGCAAGTCGGGCATCGGTACGTTTCGGTACGTTTCGGTACATCGGTACATCAATTCGGTACAGTACCGAGAGTACCGACATCGGTACGTTTCGGTACATATCGGTACACGATTAATCCCCACAAAAGCACGCAATGGCTTCTTCATTTGGATCAAACATATCAACCTGATCTTTGGTGAATTGCATCATATTGGCATAACTTGGTCGATCAATCCTAAAAATAGAACCTGATGGGTCTTTTGATAGTTTAAGTGACTCAAGGTTTGCCCACCAAATGGCTCGTTCTGGCTTTTCAGAAATCAAGGATAGGATTTGAGGCAATGGCTTTAAGAAACACAAGTCGCAATTGCCGTGCATGGTAACGCCGCCCATGTTGGGTAAACCAAGGTCAAATGGCTGGGCTTTCCAAAAGTCACCAATCATTTCTTTTGTAACCCCAGCCGTCCAAAGAGGAATTCTTGACTTGTCGGCAATCTTTGCAGCACGGCGCTCCTCGTCTTTGCGGATGCCGACCCAGCCAAACTTTTCAATTGCAGAGTACCCATAATCAGGGAAAATTCCAAGGGATTTAACAAACAACGCTTGGGCGCGTATCTTTAATTGGCCTGTGCAGTTCCGAGAAACTGGGTTTGGAAGTGTTTTGTATTTTTGAATCAGCGCCTCAAATGGCTCACCATTCCTGCTGGCGGTATCAAAGTTAACTATTTTGAAACCCACATCGTCAAAGACGCGCTCAATCCAATGTATTTTGACCCCCCAATTAACTTCGCAGTCCCTAATAAACCGCAAGGTTGCCTCCTCCTCCTTGCCTGTGTTTTGGAAAGTGACAATGCAATCATCTGGCAAGCCGCCATTTGATTGAATGATTCTCCAAAGCATATACGCCGAGGTACGGCCCCCTGAGAAGCCAATGCAAGTTGGCTCAATGATTTTGAATGGATCGCTCATTCCGCAGCCTTTTCTACCTTTGGCACAGTTCGGTACAACTCATTACGGAAAACAACCATCTCTTTTTTGGATAACCCGTCTACCGATTCTTTGAACCTTCTGGCATTTATGCCATGCCCCTTGGCTGATTCACGCCACTCATCGTAGTTGGCAGAAACGTCCATTCCGTCCATGCCATCGGTCTGTTTCTTGAGTTCAATGGCAACTAGGCAGTTCAAGGCAATCAACTGGTTGCCTGGCAGCACGGTGCGCTTCTGAACACTGCTCACCAGCCCGCTGATGTCTACGCTGGTCAGGTACGCACCCTTCACCGGCAGGTTGTGCTTGTCTAGAATTGGCAGATCCACCTGCGTGATCTGGAAGTTCTTGGCCGCTGGCATCTCGGCATCCTTCATCTTCTTGCTTTCAAACTGGATGGTCTTGGAGCCTGAGTCAAGCTGGCACTTGTACTCTGCATCCAGCGCGCCTTTGAGTGCCGTACTTCCACGGCTGCGGTCTTTGTCCATGGCGCCGCTGTGGTGTACTACTAGGACGCAGCAACGGTAGTCCTGCCGCAGGTAGGTATCAAGGTGCTGGATAAACGAATTCATGTCTTGAGTTGAATTCTCATCGCCACCCATGTTCCGAGCCAAGGTGTCAATCACAATCATGGATGGAATATGCCCGCACTCGGCGCTCAGAGTCTTAATAGACTGCGCCACTAGCGCGGCCTCTGTCGCGTCGTATAGCTGCGCTGCACGGTGGCTCTTGAACAATGGTGCGCCGGTCAGGCTTACGCCGTTGCCGAGTTCCCAGCCCTTGAAACGCCTCGCCAACCCGTTGTGGCCCTCGCCTGCTATGTAGAACACTGCCCCCCTTTGTACTTGGTGCCCGTGCCATGCTGTGCCTGTTGCTATGCAGCAGGCTATGTCAATACTGACAAAAGACTTACCGCCGCCTGGATCTCCGAAGACCTGCGCCAAGCTGTCTGCCTCAATGTAGTCATCCACGATCCACTTGATCTCTGTCAATTGCAAGCTGTCAGCACGGCTGAACTCAAACTGCAACTTCTCACGCACTGGCCCTGCTACGCGCTCAATCTGGTCTTTGACAGCATCCAAGCCCTGCAGGCAGTGCAGGTCGTTGAAGTCCGTTGGTTTGTTGTCAGTCATGTCAGATTCGCTGAAACTAGGATAGACAATCTCGCCAAAGACCAATGCCGCCGCTGCACGGCCCTTAGTCACGCCAGGGTTGCCATCCGTGAACTGGTCATTATCCGCGCCAATCACAATGCGACTGCCAGGGAACATCTCCTTTGCCGCCTTGGCTACCTTGGCTAAGTTCCCACAGTCAAACGCCACCATGACCGTGTAACCCGTCGCCTCATGGATACTGGCGCAGGTTGCAAAGCCCTCGCCAATGAAGATGATCTTGCGATTACCGCGCAACTCAAAGAACCCGCCCTCAATCTTGCCGCCCTTCAGGAACCGCTTATTGCCTTCTGCGTCAATCGTTTGGTAACTCAAGATCTCACCATGCTGGTCAATCACCGGCACCACCAGCCGCCCCGCACGGTCAATCTTGATCCCGTGTGGCTCTATGTGCTTGCGAATCAAGTACGGATGGTCAGCGCTCGCATCCGCATAGGTGCTAACCTCATCCTCTGCCTTCTCAGCAGCTACCGCTTGGCTTGCTACCCTGTCAGCCTCCTTCTTAGCCTTGAGGTCATTCATCCACTTATCATGCTCAAAGCGCTCAGTAAATGACATGGCCCTGCCAGTGTCAGCTATCCACTTGGCCTCAAACGTCGGCTCCTTCCAGCAGCCTGCAATGCCCACCGGCACCTTACCGCTGGTGTGCAAGATGTACCAACCATCCAGCGCATTCTTCTTGCTGGAGATGTGCGCCACCCTGTGGATCTCGCCATCAGCAATGATCTCCTTGATCAATAGACCTGAAGCCTCACAATGCGCCCTGAACGCCGCCTCTGGATTAACCAGGTCTTGGCTCTCTGTTGCTGCGGCGAAGCCGTTGGGGAAGATGTTTGTTAAGGATGTCATTTAATTTCTTTCACTGAGTATTCTCCAAGCACTTGCTGCACAGAGTGGGACTTGTCCATTTCCAATGGCTTTAAGTCTGTCCACCCTAGCGGCCACCCCATCAGCCACTCTACCCACGTTGGGTTCAATTGCCCACTGGTCGGATGTACCGATTGACTTAGCGATATTTGCTTGCCAATGTCCACCCTTCTCTGCACCGATGGGTTGCTCATGTTGCCCCTGTCCCTGCAGTCTGAGGCTTGGGGCGTTGGGAATTTCTTCGCATGAGTCGGCAAATCGTGCTCCAATCCTTTCATACTTCGCCCACTGCTTCCCTTCCAATCTCTTGCCTGAGGTGTTGGTATTCTTTCCAACAATCCATATCCTGTCCCTCTGGTGTTTTGCTCCAACGTCCGCTGCTCCCAGCACTCCCCATCTCGCATCAAACCCCATTGCGGCCAAGTCTCCAAGAACGGTTCCAAGTCCTCGACCAGTGAGCATTGGTGAGTTTTCCACAAACGCGAATCGAGGTCGTACTTCGTGAATGATGCGCGCCATTTCTCGCCACATCCCGCTGCGCTCTCCGTCAATTCCTGCGCCTCGTCCTGCTGAACTAATGTCTTGGCATGGAAACCCTCCCGATACAACGTCAACAATTCCTCTCCACGGTTTTCCGTCAAAGGTTTGAACGTCATCCCAAATCGGGAAAGTCGGGAGAAGACCGTCATTTTGTCGGGCGCACAGTACGCTTGCTGGGTACGGTTCCCACTCAACGGCACAGACGGTTCGCCATCCAAGCAAATGTCCACCGAGTATTCCTCCACCAGCGCCTGCGAAAAGAGCCAACTCATTCACGCTGCCCCCACCAACTCAGGCCAAATATCAGCCCAAGAAGTGGTACAGACCATCTTGCGTGTCACCGCACCCTCGCTGGCCTGCTCAATCCTGACTGCCTCTGCTGCTGACATCTCACGCCTGCCGGTAAGGCACTGGTAAATGTACTGCTCATTCATGCCGACCTTTTCCGCTAGGCGTCGGCGCTCCTCTGGGGTGATTTGTGGGTTCATAGGCTATAGAGTCTAGCAGGTTGCTATAGCTTGAACATCTAGGTGCAAACCCTATTAGGGTTTAAAGTTTGAAATAGTTGTTGACGTAGTCTAGCAATCTGCTAGATAATTCAGCTATGCCACGAAATTGTTCATGGCACCACGCCGAAAGGCCGAAAGGAAATCAGATGACCGATTCTCAAGTAATCGCCTCCGTAATTCGTTACCTGCAAGCAGAAGCAGGCGCTGGCGCAATCTCAGCAAACGTCTATCTGCCAAGTGGCAAAAACGTAGTTGTTTACGTTGATGGCCGAGTCCAATACTAAATCAATCGGGGCTACGGCCCCCGAAAGCAAACCATGAACAAACTCTACGACATCCTCTTTGCCACCGCCATCGGCGTAGCCCTTGCCGCAGTCCTTGTCTACGGGTGGCCGCTATGACCGACAAATGCCTCGCCCCACCCTGCCCAGATGGCATGGCCGAGTTCAACATCTTCATTGAAGGTGTATGGCTGGTCTGCCACTTTGAGTACGAGCCTGCTGAACGTGGCTACGATTACGAACCGGCCACTGACCTGCTGCTTACCCTGCAAAGCGCCTACGTCCACGGCGTAGACATTGCCCACCTGTTGCTTGAAAGCATTGCGGTGGAAATCGAAAACTTAGCCCTGATTGAACTGGAGAACCAAGATGATTGACAAACTAATTGCAGAGCTACGCGCTGCCAAATCTGACGAAAACGCTGCCAAGGCTGAACGCATCCGGCTGGAAGGCTTGATTGAAGCCCAGTTTGCTAAGCCTGACGGCGGCGAAGGCACCCACAACGACGAAGAATTCAAGATCACTTGGAAGCTGAACCGCACCGTGGACACCTCCAAGGTGCAGGACGCTTGGGACGGCCTGTTCAAGAACGCACAGCGCGCATTCCGCTGGAAGGCAGAAGTAGATCTGTCCCACCTGCGAGCGCTCAACGAACTGGACGCCGTTGCCTACGCCCAAGCAGCAGAGTTCATCACCAGCAAACCCGCAAAACCCTCAATCGAACTGAAAGACTGACATGGCATTTAACCTCGCATCCATCTCCAAGACCCGCCGCATCCGTAGCCCTAAGATCGTTGTGGTCGGCCAGGGCAAGATTGGTAAGACTACCTTTGCAGCTATGGCGCCCAACGCCATTGGCATTCTGACCGAAGACGGCGCTGACATGGTCAACGCCAACGCATTCCCCTTGGCATCTAGCCTCGGTGATGTGTACGCCGCCATTGACACGCTGATCAACGAGGTGCATGACTTCCAGACCCTGTTCATTGACTCTCTTGACTGGCTTGAGCCTATGGTGCAAGACCATGTCTGCAAGCAGAACAACTGGAAGAACATCGAGCAGCCTGGCTTTGGCAAGGGCTACGTTGCAGCCGCTGAAGAATGGCGCAACCTGCTGTCTGGTTTGGAAGTCCTGCGCGGCGAAAAGGGCATGGGCATCATCCTCATCGCCCACGACAAGATCAAGCGCATTGAAGATCCGCTGACCGAGGGCTTTGACAGCCATGTCTTGAAACTCCATGACCGCGCTGGCGCCTTGGTGTCCGAATGGGCTGATGTTATTGGTTACGCTGGCTACCGAATCTTTACCAGCAAGACCGACGCTGGTTTTGGCAACAAAGAAACCAAGGCCACCACCACGGGTGAGCGCATCCTGCACGTTGAACCTCACCCAGCACATTGCGGTGGTAACCGCTTTGGCCTCACCAATATGCCGCTTGACTGGGCGGCATTCCAAGCTGCGCTAACTGTGGCGCAGTCTTGATCAACCAGTCCGTAAACTTCTGAAAGAACCAAATGGCTCAATTCCACTTTGACGCATCTACCGTCGCCCCCCAAGCATCCACCGGCCCAGTGCCCGCAGGAACCTATCTCGCCCAGATCATGGAGTCTGATGTTGCACCGCTGAAATCTGGCAAAGGCACTGGCCTCAAACTCACGTTTGAGATCATTGACGGCCAGTACAAAGGTCGCCGCATTTGGGAAAACCTTAACATCCAGCATGAGAACGACGAAACCCAGCGCATCGCCCAGTCCCAACTGTCAGCGCTGTGCCATGCCGTGAACGTGATCAAGCTGCAAGACACCGCCGCGCTGCACCACAAGCCGGTCAACCTCCGTGTGGTTGTGCGTGAGGCACAAGGCCAATGGCAAGCAAGCAACAACGTAAAAGGCTATGAGTCTGCCGGTGGCCCTGTGCCTGCGTTCTCGGCACCAGTCCAAACCGTAGCGCCAGAGGCAATTCCCTCGCCGCTGACTGGCAAAGCACCCGCCTGGGCAAAGCGCAGCTAATCATGGCTGCACTTCCACCCTCAGTCGTGGATCCTGTGGCCGACGCCATCTTTGCCCATTACAAAGCAAAGTTTGGTGCCGAGCCACAGCGACCCTACCTTGGTGCCAGCGCAATCGGCAAGCCCTGCCTGCGCCAGCACTGGTATTCCTTCCGCTGGTCAAAGCCAGCGGAGTTCCCTGGCCGCATCCACCGTGTCTTCCAGTCCGGCCACCTGCAAGAGCCAAGGGTCTACGCCGACCTGCAAGCCATTGGCTGTGTGGTGTACGACATTGATCCAAACACCGGCAACCAGTTCAGTTGGAACGAGCCAGAAACTAACGGCCACTTTCGCGGCAACGCCGACGGCATCATTACTAACTTGCCACAGGCACCCAAGACGCCGCACATCTTGGAGATCAAGACTGCCAGCGACAAGATGTTTAAGATCATGCAGAAGGATGGAGTTAAGAAGGCCAAGCCTGAACACTACGCGCAGATGATGATCTACATGCACTGGAGCATTGCCCAGTTCAAAGAAGATGGTTGCACCCGCGCCTTCTACATTGTCGTTAATAAGGATAACGACGACATTTACACCGAGCGCATAGAGTACGACAAGGCAGAGGCCACAGCCATTGTGGACAAGGCCATCAAAGTAATCCAGTCACCCGAGCCGCCGGTGGGCATTAGCACAGACCCGACATGGTACGAGTGCAAGTTCTGCGACTACCACAGCATCTGCCACGGCACCGACGTACCCGCACCGACCTGCCGGTCATGCGCCCACGCCACGCCGGAGATGGAAGGCGCTATGGCCCGCTGGAGTTGTGCATCGAGTCATCAGGACATTACCATTGACACCCAGCGCGTCGGGTGCGAAAGCCACCGCTACATCCCTATCCTGCTGGAGAAGTTTGCCCAGCCGGTGGACATGGTTGACACTGCCGTTGTGTACCAAATGTCTGACAAGCAGTTTGTAAACGGCGACCCAGGCGCTGACTCTACCTACCTTTCCAGCGCGGAGATCCATGCCTGCAAGGACAAGACGGCACTAACTGACATTGTTGCAACATCGCTGCGCTTGCGGCACGAGGCGAGGTTTGTATGATCTTGCGTGATTACCAAGCTAGGGCAGTCAACGACCTGTTTGGCTGGTGGACAAGACACCAAGACGAGGCTGACATTCCTCTGTTGGTGCTGCCCACCGCCGCAGGCAAGTCGGTGATCTGCGCTGAAATTGTGCGCCAGATGTGGGAGCAATGGCCTGCCTACCGCCCTCGCACTGTGGTGCTGGTGCCGTCCAAGGAACTGGCCGAGCAGAACGCCGCCAAGCTGACCGCGCTGTTGCCCGACGACATCCATGTTGGGTTTGTCAGCGCCAGCTTGGGGAAGAAGCAGCACCATGCCGACGTGATTGTTGCAACCATTGGCAGCATCCATAAGAGCGCCCACCTGCTGGGTGACATCAAGGTGGTGATCATTGACGAGGCCCATCTTGTCAGCACCAAGGCGTCTGACGCCGGTATGTATCGCACCTTCCTCGCCAAGCTGGCTGAGATCTGCCAGTTTCGCACGGTGGGCATGACGGCCACACCGTTTCGCGGCAATCAGGTCTGGCTGACCGACGGCGAGGAGCCGCTGTTCACCGGCATTGCGTCCAACGTCACCATGCGTGAGTTGCTTGACCAAGGGTTCATTGCGCCGCTGGTGCCGCCTCCCGTGCAGATAATGACCAAGATTGACGCTAGTAATGTCGGCATATCTAATGGTGATTACAAGGTCGGTGAACTTTCAAATGTGGTGGAAGGCTACTTGTTGCAAGTGGCGCAAGAAGCTGTAGTGTTTGCCCAGCATCGACGCAAATGGATTGCATTTACTCCAAGCGTTGCCAATGCCGAAAGCCTTGTTAACAAGCTGAACGAGCGAGGCATCGCCAGCGAAGTGGTCTGCGGGGAGACACCGGCACAAGAGCGCGAGCAGCACATCCGCAACTTCCGGTCTGGTGAGATCCACTGCCTAGTCACCGTGCTGGCGCTGTCTGTTGGCTTTGATGTGCCGGATGTGGACTGCATCATCTGGTGCCGCCCAACAAAGTCGCCGGTGCTGTACGTCCAAGGCATGGGCCGAGGTTGCCGCATTGCTGACGGCAAAGATGATTGCTTGGTGCTGGACTTTACTGACACCGTGGAGCGCCTTGGGCCGGTGGACATTATTAAGGGCAGAGCAAAGCGCACCGGAGGGCCACAGGAGGCGCCGTTTAGCATTTGTCCCGAGTGCGGTGACCGCAACGCTGCATCAGCACTTGTCTGTGCATCCTGCGGCGCTGTGATCCGCGAAGAAGTGGTCAAGCCACAGGACGCCAAGGTGTCGTATGCCGCGCTGTTGTCGGCCCAGATGGTGGCGACTGTGACCTGGCACGATGTCAGCCGAGTGGAATACAAACTGCATCAAAAGCAGGGCAAGCCAAATAGCATGAGGGTTGACTATTACGACGGCCTGCTGCGCTGCGCTAGTGAATGGATCTGCTTTGACCACACCGGCTACGCACGGCAAAAGGCCGAAGCCTGGTGGCGTGAACGCAACCAAGGACAAGTTCCTAGAGATGTGGAAGACGCATTAGCCTATCTTGAATACGACACCATTGCAGAACCTAGCCGCATTGCAACCAAGCAAAACGGCAAATTTACGGAGATCACACAACATGAATTTAGCTGGGCTTACGGCCATAAAGATGCACTTGCAAAAGCAACTGAACGAGCTTGAGTACATCAAAATCAACTGTCTTACCTGTGAAAATTTACAGCGTAGAAGTTTCTGTAAAAAGTTTGAGGCCACGCCGCCAGATGACTGGCTGCACAAAAAAGTTGACTGTGAGCACTGGACTTGGGATACAATCCCCTTCTAGCAATTTGCTAGACAACGTAAAGGAACAAGATGAACCCAAAATCCTTTGATCTAAAAACGTGTAAGAGCCTAGTAGGCGATGACTTGGTTCGTATCCTTGAGGCTGATGCTAAAGATGCGGCTGAATCTTTTAGGGATCGTTCTGCGATTTGGCGCGATGTTCCTAGGGAGGGGTTGATCAAAGAAGCAAAAACGTATTGGGAAACGATTGAGCGTACTGCACAGCTTACCGTTTGGTTTGCAGCACACCAGCAAAGAAAAAGCAAATTAGACCGAATGCCAGACAACAGTTATTTTTTATCAACAACGTAAAGGAACAAGATGATACGCCTGTACTTTTTCTACCGCCGCACTGGCCGCACCGTTGTCCAATCTATTAAATCTGCTTGGAAGGCTCGGAAATGACCTCGCAAGAAATCTATGAGGCAGGGTACGCACTCCCTATCTATAACATTTCCCGCACTGAGCGATGGTGGCGTTACAAAGACAAGGTGTTTTCAACACCAATAGATGTAGAGACAAAAGAAATACAGGGATTAAAAGTTCTTGAGGAGAAACACTATGACATGCAATCAAAATTGTGAGCAAGGCAGGCGTTGTACCTGCGGCTTGAAGGAGCGTGACTTGTTCTGGGACGTGATGGAGGGGTTTGTTACCCTGTCCGTTCTCATTGGAATCATTGCCAGCGTGTGCTTTATGTTTGGCTATTACTGGTACACGCCATGACCTCAAAATGGCCCGTTACCATCCGACAAATATTGCGTAGCGAGGAAGATGGCTGCACCATTGCCGAGCTTGCCGACCGCCTAGGCGCGCCGAAGATGTCCGTTGCGGCTGCATTAGAGCGTATGCCTGACACCTATGTTGACAGGTGGACTGAAGCAGGCCAGCAGCGACCCTACGAAGCCATCTGGTGCGTTGTTGTCCCCCCTGAAAATTGCCCTAAACCTGAGAGGAAAATCAAATGAAAGAAGCATTGAAGCTGGCGCTTGAGGCGCTGGAATCCATTGCAATGATTGGAGTTGGGGAGGGAGAGGTATGCGAATTTCTTGCAAAACGCGCTCAACAAGCCCTTGCCTCCGTTGATGAAGCCTTGGCACAGCCAGCGCAGGAGCCGGTGGCGTGGGGCTTTAGACACCATGATGGCGCAATCTACGATTGCATATCTCCCGAAGCACACGCTGACTGTGAAGGCGAATACACAGTTCCCCTCTACGCCACCCCACCCGCAGCACAGCCACCCCTGCCAGTGCAGCCAGCGCAGGAGCCGGACGAGCTAACCATTGCCTACATGAACGGGCTTTACGACGGAAAGAAAAAGCGCCCGTGGGTAGGGCTGACGGAGGAGGAGCGCAGAACTGTGCTTTTTAAGTCTGACACCGCTGAAGAAGTTGCCATTGGTATTGAAGCCAAACTCAAGGAGAAGAACACATGAGGCTAGCCCTCCTTTGTTTGCTTCTATCGGGTTGCGGCCCTAGCTGTCAAGAGCAGGGCGGGACGCTAATTCAAGATGGTTATTACTACGTATGGCAATGGATTGATGTAACCAAAGGCATTGGTTATATGCAACCACACCCAAATTATGTTTGTATCAAGGAGAAGAACACATGAACCACCGTCCAATTGAATCAGACTACAAAAGCCAAGCAGCGTACGTCCGTGCGCTTGAAGCATATTGCGATAGGCTAGAACAGCCACGCCATTGGGTTGGCTTATGCTGGGAAGATTTGACAGATGATCTTGTCAGGAGTAAATTTTTTAGACAAGGCGCTGCATGGGCAGAGGCCAAGCTGAAAGGTAGGAACACTTGAGCGACATACCTAACTTTGCCGCTTGGAGCAACGAGAACTTAGCCAAGTTTGCCAAGGATGCCTACTTGCGTATGCAGGCCCAGCAAGAGGCCATTGAGCAGCTTCAGGGCGACTTTAAAGACGCTATGGTCGAGTTACGCAAGTTGACTGGCGGCAGATTGGACATGGGCCACTCGGTTGCCCCAACCTTTGCCAAACGTGGGCCAAGTCGGTAGCGACTCAAGAAACTGAAGTCTGGTGTCGTTGTATTTAGCAATTAGAGCCTGCACCGGCTGCGCTGCTACGGCGGCAAGTGTTGCTGGCCCGATAGACCCATCATCTTTAACGCCTACGGTTTGTTGTAGCCACTTGGCAGCGCGGCCTGGCCCGCTGTTGATGGCAGCATCGAACACAGCGTAGTCCAGCCCCTTGGGCAGTTGGTCGCCAACAACCTTGTCCCAATACTTGCGCCGGTACAGCGGAGCCACCATTTCAGGGGTCAGGGCGCGCATGTCAGCCTCGGATACCGGGTGGCCCACAAACTCTTCCCAGACAACCTTGGTGCAGCCTAAGTTGGTCATGCCGCCAGGGTCTTTTGGATGATTTACAAAGCCGCCCTCAGAGGCCAGCACACGGGCCAAGCAATCTTCAAAATTTGATTTCACTTCAAACCACCTTTCATGGCGTCAGTCTTGTCTTTGCTGGACTTGCTGGAGCCGTAGAAAAAGCTGATGATTGTAGCCACCGCAGTGCCTAGTAAGAAGCCAAGGATAATGTTGCCAAAGTCTTTGCCACTAGGCGGCACTGTGCCAAACGTGATGGCAAAGAAGTAGGACATCGAACCTACGCTCCAGAACCAGGCAAACCAGTAGATGAAGTGCTTGGCAAACTTGTCTTCTTGTTGCAAGGCAACTTCTTGCATGTGCCGTGCGCTGTCACGATCAGCGTTCTCCAGTTCAAACTGGCGCAGGTCTAGTTCAGCCAGCTTGGCCGCCGCCTCTGGGTCGCCAGCGATGGCTTTAGCCACAGCCTCCACAGAATCCTCAACGCCAAATTTACTAGCGATAGTAGAAATAGCGAGGCCACCCAGAGGGCCGCTAACGGCAGTAGCAACAGCAGGGGCAATGCCCTTGAGTAGATTGAGTAGAGTTTCCACATTATTTCCTCATAAATGCAACATATTCCGCAGTGCCCCATGCGACAAAGGTAAGCACCAAAGCCACAAGCGCAATCAACAGCACCATCTCAATGCTTTCTTCAACCTCTTTCTTGCGCTTTGCCTTGGCCTTGTCCATTGCTATTTCCTCGGCTTTGCGTTTGGCGACAAGGGAATTGCGCTCAATCATTATGGCCTGCCAGACATCAGCTTGGCCTGACCAAATCAACATCTGCTTCAACTCATTCTCAGCGTCCTGCAACTGCTTGGCGTGAATGACTGTCTCAAATGCCTGCGCTGTATCCGACTTAGCAAAGGTGGTTTTCTTGGGCTGGGCTGCTGCCTTGGAGACAACATCCTTGGCCTCAAAGAACTTCATCAGGTCGCCACTTATGGCCCCGATGTCTTTGCCCATCTTGATGGCGGCTTGGACTCCTTTAATCGCAGCCTGGGCGGTGGCGAAGGCTGTGATGGGGTCAATCATGGTTACAAATTCAGAAGTTTCTTAACAAATTCAGCGGCGACACCAGGGCCAAGCAGCACAACACCAAGAAGCACATAAAGCAGATACTCAATCTTGGTCATGCGCTTAGAGCCATCATCAAACCGTGCTTGAATGCTCTCGTAGCGCTGGGCGCAAATGGCCTCATGGACGCTTAAACGCTTGTCAGTTTCGGTGGCAAGTTCTTGTATCTGTTCCATGATGTTCTATTGAGTTTTGATTGCTCCAATTATGGCGCAAGTGCGTTGGTTTTTTTACCAGCAGGAGCAAGTGCGTTAAAATTGACAGACTCAGCAACTTTCTTTTTTAGTGCAATGTTTTGAGCCACTTCAGCAGCCGTAGACGCACCGGGGAACCGGATTGCAGCCAAGGCATCAAGACCGCGAAGCACAACATTGCCGGTGTTGGAATAATTAACTGCCCGAGGGTCTTTGACTAGCGCATCTTGCACCGTTGCCTTCAGATCCATCAAAGTGTCGCGGCCAGTTTTGCCAAACATGTAGTCCAACTTGCCCTCACGATCCAAGGCATCAATAGATGTCTTTAGCTTGGCAAACGACAGTTGACCGCTAGAATTTTTGGTCAGTTGATCCTTCAAGTGTTGGATAGTCTGGCCTTGCAGTTCTTTATAGGCTTGCTGACCTTCTGGGCCAGCGTTCTTATTTTTAAGCAGCTTGGTGACAGTTCGCATTTCTTCCAAACTGCCATCCAAAACAACGTGCTTAAACACATCATCCAAAGCCACGGCGCGGTCAGCATAATTGCCTTTGGTGTCAAGCAATTTGGCAACACGGTAGTTGTTATCAAAATCATTTGATAGTTCTCTACGCGCTGTACGAGCTTGACGGTACAGATCACCGCCAGCGCCATTAGTTGCATCATCAATCAAACGCTTTAAGTCTTTCCCAAAGGTGGCGTTTGGAGTGCCTGGCTGAGACTTCTTACCAATGTTCTGGTAGATGTCTTCCAACGCACGAACTGAAATAGTGCCAACGCTGGTAGGATCATTTAGCTTCAACTGTTCAAATGTATCTTGCAAAATAGGAGCTAATGAAATCTTGGTAGTCGGCGTCTGCTTGTTGATGTAGTCAACAAGATTGTTGTACGGCACCTGCTCCAAAGTTTCCCCAGCATTGTCTGCTTTAAAGTATTTAGCCTTGTAGGCATCAAACTTTTTGGTGTACTCATTCACCAAAGCCTTGTCAACAATGATACCTATTTGCCTAGCATTTGCTGGATCTGCAAACTCAGCGCCAGTCTGACCGGCCAACCTTTCAAACTGGTCAACAATGGCTTTCTTCTGAGTTTCCTTCAACTCAATCAATGGCTTGCCAAGTTCTGGGTTTCGCTTAACAATGTCAGACTCAAACTGTTGCAAGCCAAGTTCAGGCATCTGCTCACCCTTGGTAAGAGGTATGCCCAGACGCTGCGCTCGTTCTTGGCGTACTGTAGCGGCTGCTGTCTCTGCCGCACCCATGCCAGGCATGACCGGCGCTGGTGTACGTTGCATGGCCGCAGTCAATGCGTTTGTTGCGGGCATAGCTGCCTGCCTCAAGATAGGACGCAGTTGATTCACAGCAGGGCCAGACAAAGTGCTAAGTGCAGTACCTGCGCTAGTCAACGGCGTTGGCGGTATTGCACCTAAAAAGTCAGCCGCTTTTCCAACCAACTCAGGGCCGGTTTGAGTTCGCGGTTGATAGGTCACGCTTTGTTCAGCGCGCTGGCCCATCTCACGGCCTTGTGGCGTACCTTGACCACCATATGCCTCACCATACATTCGAGCAATCGGCCTGATTATTGCGCCGCCAAGGTTGGCAGCAACAATTGCTGGTGCTTCCACCACGCCCATAATTTTGTCACGCAATGATGGTTCTTCAGCTTTCGGGCCACCCGTAATGCTGCCAGGAATCATGCTGGCACCAGTCAAGTTGATTGACTTGTAAAAGTCCATCTTCGGCATGTCCGAATAGAACTTTTGGTGCAACGCATCAGCCAATTGCACATCAGGAATATCCGCGTATTGCGGATACTGTTGGCGAATTTCAGCGATTGATGCCATATTATTTCCGCAGTCCAAGTGGGTCGTTTGCAGATGCAGGAGTGCCGCCGGTGTCTTCCTCGTATTGCTTAATAAACTTGCCGCCTTGAGTCCCAGCAACTAATTTCATGCCTTGAACTACGCGCTCCCTAGCTTTGGCCTTTTGAGTAACCATTGCTTTGTCTTCCCCAATAGATGGAAAAAATTCGTTCATGGTATTAACCAATTCAGATTGACCAAAAGCAGCACCCGAAGTTTTGCGAAGATAGGAAATTGCAAAAGCTAATTGAGCTTGTCCAACTTTTTGCTGTTCAACATCAGGCCCAAACAACTTAGTTGGATCTTGCTGGGCAACAGACATCACATCTTGCACCAACTTGTCACCAACACCAAACGGCACATATTTGACAATGCCCTGAACAATTGATGTGGTCACAGGTGCCGTATCAACGCCCTTGCTTGATGCTTTTGCAAGCACGTTTTGCGCTTGTGCCATGCCACTACCAAACAAGGCAGCATTACCTTGCGCTTCAGTCATTCCAGCAGATTTGCCAACAAACGGCACACCAGCGGCTGGCGCCGCACGGCCACCATCAGTAACGCCTATAGTTCCGCGAGCGCCTTGACCACCGCCCATTGGAGCCGCAGCGGCAGGAGCAGCGCCGCCAACCATCAGAGGCGTCATTACTCTGGTTTTTTTATCAACAGCAAAATACTCGCCGCCCTCACCTTGAACCAAATCATGGCCTGGGTTGGCTTTTTCCCAATCAAATTTTTGTCTGTCAAATGTTAGACGAGCAGCGGCAGTAGCTGCTGTTGATGTTTCTCCAGGCGTCATTCCCATCTCAAACCCAGCGCCACCAACTTTTTTACCAAATGTGGGACTTCTTGGATTGTCATCTACAAAAAACGAGGTTTTACCATCAGTTACCCTTTTGGGCGTAGGCGCTATGCTTTTTTCAAACTCAGTTTGCCCAAGTGTTGAGCGCTGCATAAACTGAGCAATTGCTGCTGGGCCTTTAGCAACAGCAGCCTCAATTGCTCCTTGCGTTTGTTCTGCTGTAGAGCCACTAGCGCGAAGCGTATCACCCAACAATCCTTGATGATTAGACTGATGCCATGCTAACAATTGCTCCCTAACATCTGGACTTGTGGGATCAATTTGATTCAGTCGTTCCTTGGATTGCTTTAATTGCGCTTCTACCGCTTGTGTTGTTTTCAACGCCAAATCTGGAGACTGCGCTGCAATTTCACCAACCAATTTTTTCTGTTTAAGTGCTGCTTCTTGTTGATCCAAACGTGTTTTCTCAAGCGCAGGTATTTGACTACCTGCACCAGCAGCGCCCAAATATCTGCGAACTTTTGCGTAATCCATCTCACCCGTGTCTGGATTTACACCACCAGCATACGCAGCATTCAAAGCATTTGCTTGCACATCAGCCCGTTGAGCTTGTGCAAGTTGGTACTGAGCCAAAGCATTCTGGTTCTGACCAACATTCAATTGTTGCATCTTTGCATATTGAGCAAAGGGATCAATTTGCGCTTGGGGTTGGTAGCCCTGTGCAATTAGTGCATTTAGATCAGCCATTATTTATTCCTTACGTTTCTTGATCATAAGCAAACCGTGCATATGGATTTATCATTGTGTTCTGAGGCGTCATATATGACGGCTGACTAACGGCTGGAATTTTATTTTGAGCCAACCAATTGTTAAAGTTGCTTTGATTTTGATACGCGCTTGCAGTAGACCCAAGAGTGTTTGCCAAAGTATTGGCAGCGCCTAAAGTTCCAGCAGCAGTTGCAGCGCCCGCACTTGTAATTGCATTACCTGCGTTGGTAGCATAGTTGCCAGCACCGGCTGCTTGGTTACTAGCAGCAGCCTGACCTGTTGACATTAAATTTCCCAAAGACTGAAGCCGTGCTGCTCGTTCAGCTTGGTATCGAGCAAACGCATTGCCGTACTCTTGCGAAGCCAACCCTTGAGAATAATCTTGGGCACCCATCATGGTTCGGCCAGACACCGCACCACCTTTGGCTCGGGCATTGCTTTGCAATTGTTTCATGCCTTCACTTAATCGAAAGGCATAGCCTGGATCTGCCTTGTAGTCAGCCATGCTAAAATCTCTGCCGTACTTTCCATAATCGGCAGCGTTGACATCACCACCGACGTACGGGCCAGCCGTTACGTTAGACAATGCACCGCCAACACCGCCAAGAAATCCACCGCCGCCACCACCAGCCGGTGGCTGACCGCCAAGGCCCAGAAGTGTCATTAGTCGGTTTTGACCAATCAAACCTGCTTGACGGTATGGGTCTTGCAGCCTCATCTGCTCGTCAAACATTTGCTTTTGCAAGGCACCAGATTCTCTTGCTGCATCAGCTTGTGTCTGAGCAGCTTGTCCAGCGGCTTTTGATGTGCCCAATGCAGAACCTAAACCAAGGCCAAGCATTCCACCAGTAGCCATAGTTAGGCCACCAACTCCAGCGTACCCTAAAGCAGCGCCGCCTGCGGCAAGTAAGAATGTCATGCTAATTCCTTCGCTTTAATCTTGTTGCCAACGCCAAACATGGATTCAGGATCATGTTCCACTAATTCAGCTTCAGCATCTTCTACATTAGTTGATTCTACGCGGTGAAACGTCATGCACAGTGCATCCGTTTCTGCGTATACCGCCCGTTTAGTACCGGGTTTGCTACATAGCAAATGAGGCCCAGTAACAATTTGCACACCGTCATCCGTAGTAATGGCAACAGTTCCACCAGCAATCAGATAAAAATGTTCTTTTTTGTGAACTTTGCCAACAATTAGAATGCCAGCTTCACGAAAAACTTCCCGGCAGTACATTCCACCATGGAACGTATGCTTGGTGATTGGCTCATACTGCGGAATTTTTAAAAGTTCCGCTTGTAATGCCTCAACCTTGCCGCGCATGTCTATCTGTAGGTCGGTCATGTCACTCCAGTAACAGGCAGTTGTTAGCCGCAGCCTGCATAATAATCCAATTGGTGCCATCTGACACCAATGTTGCCCAGTTGCCAGCCACATTCAAAAGAATCGAAGTGCCTGCTGCACCGCCGCCTCGGGGAACAACATTACTTGAAGCTGACACCAGTGCCTGCGCTTGGTAGTTTTGAAAGTTCAACTCACGGCCAGAGTACGATGTTGGCGTTGGCAAAGTCACAACGCAGGTTGAACCTGCCTTGTTGTTGATTATCCACGAGTCTGTGGCCGCAACTGTGAAGTCAGCAGTCTTAGTCACAGGTGCTGTACTGGTGCTGGCAACAGAGATCGTGCCAGAACCATTGGTGATAACAATGCCCGTGCCTGCCGTTAGCGTGTTAAGGGTATACCCTGTGCCGTTGCCAATCAACAGTTGACCGTTGGTTGGAATAATCCCTAGGCCAGTGCCGCCGTTGATTACAGGAGTAACGCCGGTTCCCGTACCTGTAACCGAGTAGATGTTGTTGAACCACATGAACCACTCGCGTGAAACCGTGTTCGTCTGCACGTCTACCAATGGGACGCGAGGCGCTGGAATCTGCGAGATGTTCTGTGTAGCCATTAGGCATTTGTCGGTGACAAGACCAGTTCAGCACCCATGATGGCAATCTTCACAGGGTCTGTGCCGGAAATTTCATACACACGGTCACGCAATTTCAGCGTCATGCCCAGCCGACGCCAAAAGACTCGTCGGTAATATTCACCGATCTTGCCCATGTTAGACCAAGCCTCATTTGACCAAGTGTGACCGCCATCGTCTGAAAAACGCAGCATAACTTGGGGGTTGTAGCCGGGTGATGGCAAGATTGGGTTTGTTACCAAAATAACGCCATTCTCGGTGGTCAGTTCAATGCCTGTTTGAGTTGTAATTTCCTCTGAAGCATAGCCAGAAAAAACATTTATTCCAACGCCACTTTCGCAATCAAGTTGAAGAGTGTGCTGCGCGGTACGTTTGAGGTTGTTCTGTCCGGTGGGCAGTGCGCGCCATGAGCGCAGCCACTTCTGAGTCTCACCATTGTCAGCGTACACATCCAAATCAAGTGTGTAGATGTTGCCGTTCTGAAAGTCGCCCACTACAGTGTTGCCACCAAAGTTGCATTGGCAATTGCTGCGGTGTCGAGTAAATTCACCATTGTCAAACCCTGCGCGCTCATGCCAGGCTTGGGTAGCCACATCGTAGACCCAAGTGGCGTTTGCGCTAGGAAACGTCAGCACATAAAAAGCATGGCCTTCTTGCTGATAGGTGTAGGCCAGCGCATTAGCCAAGTTACCGTACTGGGCAATCGCGTACTCAATAGCATGGGTAGACACTCGGACACCAGCATAGCCGTTGGCTTTGTAGACGATGCCTTGTCCACGGGGGTCTGTGCCAAGCCAGAACAGGCTATTGTCCAACTTGGCAATTGAGAATGCGGCTACACAGCCAATCTCGTTAAAAGCACCTTGAATGGGCGACAGTGGGAATCCCGTAAGGCCAGCGTCATACCAGACTTCAGTAGTATCTGTGCCGTACACCCAAAGCTGCCGGTGATCCGAAATAACACCTACTACGCCATCGGGTGATCCATCAGCGGTGGCGACTGTAAGTGGGTCAAACACCAAAGGGTAGATGTAATCACCCGTAACTGCATCTTGGGAAATCACTGACCATATCCGCTGGCTGTCTGGCTCGTTAAACACAAACAGCAAGTTGATATAGGTCACAGTCACAGCACCCACAAAGTTAGGGTCGGTGATTTGGTCAAACTCGCCCGTGGGCTCGTAATAGGTGTAGCTTGGGCCGTTACAGGCAAAGAAGATTGTTGCCCCATTGTCTGCAATTGAAACAGGGCCGGTGCCGGATACATCGCCAATCTTGACAGGTGTAGCTGTCAACCCTGTGAGCTTGTAGACCTCGGTGCCTGAGACAACGTAGAAGTCAGTGCCATTGGTCTGGTGCGCCCACAACCCACGGATAGGGCCGGTGCCTACGGTTTGCAGGAAGTTCAGACCTGGTGCGCGGCTCAGAAACCCGGCTTCTTTCCCGCCCTCGGGAATGATCTCGGGGAACAAGTTGACCATGCGGTTATCCGCAGCGTTGACGCTACGGGCCACATACGACGATCCAAGAATGGGTGTCTTCATGGTTTAGGTTATTGTCAATTAAGCAACTGCGCCACTGATGACGGCAAAGTTAAAAACCGGAGTTTCAGTAGTCGTGCCGCCTGTGGTTCGGAACGTAATGTTAAAACTTCCTGCTGCTACTGCTGTAACCATCAAGTCGTACAAGTCTGTACCTGACTTTTGGTTAAGAATAATGACATCAGTTGCAGCAACCGTATTGTTGCTCACAGTAAATGTGGTGGCTGTGGTAGTGCCAGCCGCGCTAAACAAAGTGATTGCGCCTGTTGGCTTGTTCAACAACACAGTATTTGTTCGTGATGTTGCTTGCGTTACCGTGCCGCCAGCACCTGTCGTATAACCAGTTTTTCCAGAACTGTTGTTGACTAAAACATTACCCGCAGCAGTCAATGCGCCATTGAATGTGGCGTCTGCCCCATTCCAGTAAGCGCAAACATTTCCATCACCATCGCTCAATACAACATAGTTGCTGCCTGTCAAGCTGATAGGTGCGCCCAAACCGCTGTAGTTTCCGATGATGGTGTTCTTGGCTCCGCTGGTAATCGAGCCGCCTGCATTTCGCCCCACGCCCGTGTTAAAACTTCCGGTGGCTGCACCTAATGCCAACAGACCCACAGCTACGTTGTTTGAGCCAGCTACATTTGCAATCATTGCGCCAAAACCCACGGCCACATTGCTTATGCCGGTAGTGTTTGCTTTTAATGAATCAGCCCCGACGGCCACATTGCCATTGCCGGTAGTGTTTACCAAAAAAGAATCATTACCTATCGTTGTGTTGGTAAGGCCGCTACTAGGGCCAACACCCAATGCAACACGGTTTATCTTGTTAACAGAATTAAACAAATTAGCATTTGTGATTTGACTTGTAACGCCGTTCTGAACGACTGGGATAACGTCACCCACAAGGCCAGTTGTAACCACCGGCAACGAGGAGATTGCAATAGTGCTCATATCAATAGTTTCCTGCGTAGATGTTGAACCGTTGACGAGTTGCCACCAGCGAGTACGGCATGGACATGATGTCGTCTGGGTTGTTGATGCGCTTAAGATCGCGCTTGCTGGTCATGGCAATGCGCTGCACTTGGGGGCTAGGCTCAACGCCAAACTCAGGTGCAAACTCCATTGCCAGACAGTAGGTAAACGCCCGCAGGTAACCCGGTGGATAGAACAATTCCGTTGCTAGATTGGCAGGCTGATTTAACTCTTGCACCGACACAAAGTGCCACTCCAAGTCCCGTGTGGGGCGTGGATAGATGGACATCGTAATGTCGGGAAATCCCATGTTTGTGAAGATCACCTGTGGGTAGGTGGAGGTCACGGTCTTAACCGCAATACCGTTGTACTGCTGCTGATTGATGAACTTGATACCGAAAGACACGTTGGTGCCTGGGTCACGGTAGTAAGTGGCTTCATCTAGCAACACAGGGCGCAAGCCAATGAAGTCACCCGATGGGCCAAGGGTGCGGGTGATAAGGCCAGCAGGCCAAGTAAATATCTGGTCTTGGGTGCAGAAAACCGCCAAACGCTCAATTGACCATGAGTCAATCATCTGATTTAAGGCAACCAGCGCGTCTTGCGAGGTAGCTGCCGATGGCGTTTCACCTTCGGCTAGGACACCGAGCAGTCGGAGTGCCCTGTTAATTTGGTCGCCCGCCGTGTAAATTGCCATGTCAGATTTCCTCGGTTACAGCCCTGCGCGTGTACTTGCGTTTGATGTTCAACGCATTGATTGGCAACTCATCCTCTGGTTTAGAGGTTGGAGCAGGCTCGTCTGGATTGTACCGCGACCAGCCATTTGATTCATCATAAACGGCTTCAAGTTCCATAGTGGCAACTTTTCGCCCGTGGACAGGGTGCATTAAATAGATGTTCATACCCAAAAAGGGGGCCGAAGCCCCCCTCTTGTTAGGTGCAGCTTACGATGCGCCGTGGATGATGCTGAAGTTGATGATCACTGCTTCAGAATATGAAGTAGCGGCAGTCAAATTTCGCAACGTAATCAAAGCAGAACCAGCAGCCAGATAAGACACATAAGTGGTGTAAGCGCCAGCAGTACTACCCGTAGTATTACTGGAAATATTCACAATGATTGTGTCTTTAATAGAAATTGTGCTGTTGGTCAAAATAAACGACACAGCAGTAGCTCCTGCCAACGCTGCGTCGTGCATTGTGATGCGGCCAGCACTGGTATTTAGCGTAACGCCTGTGGATTTGCTGGTCAACTGCGTTACCGCACCTTGGGCTGCTGCGCTGTAGCCAATTTCTTGGCTTGCGTAGCAGGTAGTGAACTCAGGGTCGGTGTATGCAACACCGCTTGATTGTGAGTTTGCCATGATTGTTTCCTTTAAAAATAGGGGCCGAAGCCCCCATTCAAATTAGCCAACGCGATACAAAGACCAAGCGCCGTCACCAGTCTTGACAGCACGGTAGTTTTGAGCCGTGCCAGCAGTCGTGACAGTCATCAAGCCTTGTGAGCCAGACGAACCAATTGACCAGCCGGTGTTGGTGGTGATCGTAATCACGCCGCTACCAGAACCATTGGTGTTGATCACCACAAACTCAAAGCTGCTACCAATTTTTGCGCTGGACACAACTGCGTCCAAATCAGTAACCAAAGGCAATGTGTATGCCGCTGCGGTTGTGGTGGGAGTGCCCAAGATGATACCGTTCAACAACTGGGTAGTTGTCAGCGTTGCCGTGACAGTTGCCGTTGCTGGGGTAGTCTGGGTGTTCATCTGAATTTCTGCCAGATTGCCGTCACCAATTTGATAACCGCCTGTGCCGTTAGGGAGAGCCATGATAATTTCCTTTGAAAGATGTTACGAAAGAAGGGGCCGAAGCCCCATTCAATTTAGCCCCAGATGCGGCAAGCCATTTGAGGACGGATGGTGTTGAAGCCATACAGAACGTCAATACGGCAAGGCATACGGTCGTTGTTGATGTCGTACTGACGGACAACGCGCAAGCTAATACCGTTATGCACTGCGCGAGCAGCCATGTCAACGCCTTGGGGCAGCAACAAGTCAGCCGTAGCAAACGTGATTGCGTCCTTGTGATAGACCAAGTTCTGTGCGTAAGCAGTAGAAGCAGTGCCCACAAAGGTCACAACAGCGTTGATCAGTGGCAGGGCAGTCATGGTAGCCAGTGCGTGAGCAGCGGAGTACATGGGAGCCACGGTCACAGTCCAAGTGCCAGACACAGCGGTTGCATCAGCCAGAGCCACAAACTGGAACAACGAACCAGTGGTTTCACGGGTTTGTGGGTTCACAGCAAAGACGCTACCGCAGGTAAACACGTCACCAGCCTTGATGGTCGTGGACACAGAGGCTTGCGACAAGCTCAGAGTGGCAGAACCTTCCGAAGTCACCGAAGCGGCAACGATGGTAGCGGCAGTAGCGTCACGCGAACCAGTGGTGTGCTGCTTGATCGACTGAGACATGTTGATTTCTTCGTAACCCAAAACGCCAGTACCCATCATGCCGTTCTTGAACTGCTTGCTGATAGTGTCGGTGGGGTTGAACAAACCTTTCATGCCTTCAACTAAACCAGCGTTAGCGGCTGGGTTGACGGTGGCGTAACGTGGGTTCATCACAGCAGCGTTCTCGTTCAACTTCTGCTGGGCTTGCAACAGCACCAAAGAAGTAGAAGGAGTGGTGCCAGGAGTGCCGACGGTGTTACCGATAGTGCGGTAAGCGTTTGCAACATCAGCATCAATGCTGGAAGCCAACTGGCTGATACGAGGCTTCAACACACGCTCTGCGAAGTCGTCCAATTGCATGGTCAGTTCAGCAGAGGTGAAGTTAACACCAATGTGCTTCTGGCTGGCAACGGTCAAAGTGGTGAACTGCTCGTTGTCGTCCTGAACTTGCAGGGCGGCACCGTCAGTGACCAAAGCGCGATCAGGCAGACGGATACGCAGTGTGGAGCCAATTTTGGCGCCTTGCACAGCGAAGCTGTCATCGTACTGGCGGTTCACGTTGCGCGTGAGAACCAGGTTGTTTTCGAGAATCTCAAGCGCTTTGCGCGTGATCATGTCAATGGTTAGGATTGAGTTAGACACAATTAAGTCCTTTAAAGTAAAAAATTAGCGGATACGTTGTGCTTCGTACTTCTTCACTTGCCTTGCACGTTCAGCTTCAATCCACTGGCTGGTTGTCATGGTCTTGATAGACCGTGGGTCAGTCGTGTCTTGCGATGGTGATCCAGAGGATCGTGCATTAACAGGTGAAATCGGCGCGGGCGCAGACGTTGTTCTTTTCATGGGAGGTTCAGCGGCCAATTTGGCTTCGATCTTCCCAATTTCCTTTGCTTGGCCGAGTGGCGACAGACGGGCAATACGATCTGCATCTTTGGGGTTGGAGCCGAGGTAGTAAGCTAACTCAGGCCCAATGTCCGAAGACTGGATCGTTTCAGCCATGACGTTCGTGATGCTAAGTTTGGGGTTGTACGCGACTTGTTCAAAGTCATCGTATTTACTCCGCGCTTCTTCTTCACGCTCGTGATAGCTCTCAAGAACTTGCGATTGCTGCTTTGCAGCTTCCCGTTTGGCAATCAATTCTTCTGCCTTCTGATATGCTAGTGCATCGGCATACGCTTCAGGTGTTTCAAACTGGTCAACCGTCTGAGTTGCTGGAGCCCTCAACACCTGCTGTTCGGCTTGGCGTTGCGCTTGATCTCGTTCCCACTTCCGTTGCTCTCTTGCAAGGCGTTTTCCAATTGCGGCATCAAGTTCCTCTTGCGAGAATGTTTTGGCGACCTCAACTTCCGGCGTTTCTACTACAGTTTCAGGCGCAGCCGTTGCTTCCTGTACTGGCACGGGTGTAACCGCTAGGTTTTCGACTTCTTCAGTCATTGTCTTGAATCCTTAGATTCCCTGGTGTTCTGCACCAGTACAGTTAATATATCAGAAATACGTCACTTCAATCAAAGATGTCAGTGGCGGCGCTTCTGAGAATGTTAGTGTAGCACCACTAAGGGTAAACGTAGACTTGTTCTGGTAGACGCCATTGATGTAAACCTGAATGTTGTTTTCAGACCTTGGGCTGTTACTCAAGGTAAACACAACTGTTGACCCATTGCCAGTAAAGTTATCCACCACCATTGTGGTTGACCCAATACTAGGCACATTGTCGTAAGTGGCAATCGTGACATCAGCCGAGGTCTTCAATACAAACTTGTAGTCAATGCTTGCATTAACCCACACCTGCCCCCCAGGCACACGTCCAGCCGAGTCCAACACAATTGGGTTTGTGTGGTTAGTTGCACCCGTGTAGGTGGTGTAAGTGGCTACAGGAGTCGTAGAGCCCGCTTGGTAGGTGTAAATCTTCCCACCAGACAAGGGAACACCGTTGGCATCAAACAGTTGCCAGCCTACGCCAGCAAAGGAGGATAGAGCATAAATCATTTGTCAACCAATGCAGTAGTAGTCAGTTCACGTAGCACTAGCATTACAACGGGCCACAACATAACGATGTAGGCGCTGTAGGGCGCAGGCAACAACTGTCCAATGAAGCCACTATTGGCCTCAATGACAGTCAGCAGCGCACCTACTATGGCTACCCAGTATGTCTTAGACTTTAAACGCTGGACAATAGCATTCATACCGTCACCCAAGGCAGAGCAGGTTCAGCAGTAGCTTGTGCCAATTGACGAGCAATCTGTTCAGTTACTTGTGCTTCACCTTCGTCTTTAATAAGGCGAGTAGATGTTTGCTCAACATTATCAAGATTTTTCCAAGTGGTAACTTCAGGTGAGAAACACCAGGCAAGCACTTGCGCTTCTGTAAGTTGGTCATATGGCGTAAAGAAGGTACTACGCATTAGATTGCGAGTGTAAGCAGCAGAGGCTGTGTTGTCGCCATCAGTAGCGGTGACTGTTAGGTCAACTTTGACAACCAGATTGTCTTCAGCGACTGTAACTTTGTTAACTGACCATTTGAATTCCATGATTTATCCTTTAATTTAAGTATTAACGTAGGAGCCAATATTTATTTTTCCATCCGGCGTCTGAAAAAAAGTAAACATTGATTGAGAATTTGCTGTGACATTTGGTTGTGGGTAAGTAGTTAACGCTGTATTACCCATTTGACCAGAACCTGCCCATGCTATTGATTTGTTACCAAAAGATGATTGTTTAATAAGTATTGAGAATGGTGTAAAGCATTCGTTAAGAAAATACAACGCACCAATATTGTCAGTCATTGTTAAACTAGCTGATTTTGCGTAAGGCCCAATTGTTGCGCCTCCACCAGATTGCGTGACAATTTGCTCTCCATTTGCTGTCGTTAGATTGCCCAAATAATCAACAATATATTTTCCAGCAGCCAATTCAGTGTTAATTACTGTTAAATCTTGACCGCGTACAACCGATGTTGAAATGTTTATATTGCCAGAAAAAGTACACCCTTGAAAAATAAATTTCTGGTTGTACGAACTGGCTGCTGAAATAGTTACTGACGGCAAAGTTCCATTGCTATAATCTTGGCAATTAATTAAAGTTGTTGGTTTAATTACTGCACCATTAGCTACTGAACTATACAACAATCCACCAGCCCCCGTTTCTTGCCAACAATTTTGTATTAACAGTCCTTGCGCACCAGCAGACCCAAGAATGGATTTATTAAAAATTAAATACCCAGAGCCAATAATTCCAGCGTTGTAACTTAGGGCACTGGCTATGCAATTTGATACTGTGGATGATTGGCCACCATAATCAAACCAAATTCCATAAGCGCAGCCGTTTACCCATGTGGAAGTCCAATCCCTATAAAATTGAAGTTGGTCATAAACACCAAGATCAGCATTCCATTCATTAATATGAAGGCCAGATCGTTGGCATCCATAAAAAGTAATTTGTTGAAAACGATTGCAATAAAACTGCCGCCCTCCTGGTATGGCGGTAGGGGTTCCCTCAGTCCCAACAATAATCCCATCGCGCTGAGCATTAGATATATTGCATTTTTGAACTGTATTAGTAACACTTCCGTTTGTGGTGCTTGACGAGTAGATTTGAATCCCATATCCCGCAAGAAAATTACAGTCAATTGTTAGCCCTTCAATGACTAAACCATTGCATCGGTCAAAAGAAAACATTGCTGACCCAATAGCCGATGCCCCACCCCATTTAATAGTTACTTTGCTGCTTCCATTAATTATAGAGTTTGCGCCATCATATCCAGCAAGACCAATTATTTTTATGGAATCTTGCGATGTCATTGTTAATGAAGAATCAATACGATAAACACCTGATGGAAATTGAATTTCACGAATTCCACTTGTTGTGGCGTATGTAAATGCCGCCTGAATTGCAGCGTAAGAGTTTGTAGCCCCTGTTGCATCCGCACCAAAATCAAGAACATTGATAGGCGCTCCGCTTATCATGGAGTTTGTTACTTTGGTAAGAGACATATTTACACCGTGTAAGTTATAGTTGCAAATAAATATTTATTTAATCCTGCAACTATTGCTGATGATGTTGTATCGTTTGCATCAACTATATCCAAAGTGGTTCTTGTTGTAGAGCCAATAGCGGCGACACTTACTGATGCGCCTAATTGATATTTAGCAACTGTACCAATTGCAGAATACGCTGTTGAAGCGGCGGCGGTAAACGGTATGCCAGTAACATACATAGCACCAACGCCGCCAGTAGTATTTACATTTGAAAACTCTATATATAATGTAACTTGTCTGCCAATTCGAGTGTATCTACCAACAGCAGTTGGTGGAGTTATTGGAGGAACTAAACTTGTTAAAGTTCCAGTCCAAGTCCCCTCCTCATACCAATTCAGCAACTGGCTTGTCATTCCCGCTACTGGAGTGTTTGCAGTAAAGTTGTAGCCCGTTGCAGCAGTACCTTGCACAATACCGTTAGAAGTTTGTGTGCGTCCAGCCGTCAAGTTAGCAACAGACACTTGCCTTGTTGCGCTGCTTTGGACAATAGGCAGTACCTCAGTACCAGCAAGCGGTGTAGTTGATGCCGGTAGGGCAGAGATTTTTAAGTCAGCCATTTATCACTCCAAAAGGATCAGACCGCCGTCCTCTTGCACGAGGTTATCGCCGATCTCGGTTAACAAGTTGCTTTGTGCAATTGCATTGGCATCGCCAGACAGGAACGAAATCACGCTCCCAAGGCCAATGGCAACACCATTGCGGATGGGCATTCCAAAGAAGCTCATTGGATATTAATGGGCTTGCAATAAATCGTGCCACCCGTGGACACTTGAATTGCACTTACGCGCCATTGACCGCTAACGCTAAAAGGCACTTTGAACGGGATAGGTGTGTACGGTGGGACTGGGGTGCTGGCGGTTGTGGCCGTAACACCTTCGCCAACCAACACATAGCAAGCCTGGTCAGACCAGACAACCACACCTTGGGGGCCAGCGGGCCATGCACCAGTTACACCAGCAGTGCCGGTGTAGGTAATAGATTTGGCTGGGAAGTTGGTATCGGCTAACGGGTTTAAGAGTTCCAAGGTGTTCTCCTTATGCTAAGAAACGCAATTTGTACAAAGTGCGAAGATAAATTTCAATGATGTTGTCAATCAACTGCTGCAAAGATGAGTCAGATTCATCGCAGATTTCGTACCTGTTAGCTTCAATTTGCTTCAAGGAATCTTCCAAAAACTCAATGACGTTGCTTGTTTTCTTTGCCGATTGTAGGGTAATTGGCCCCAATAAACCATGCCGCCCCTGATAGGCTTCAGCAAAATCATCAGCCGCACCAATGATGCGGTCATAAAAAATATTTAAGGCTACATGCTTGGAGTAGCTGCGGGTATTCAGATGCACCGAGTGCGTCACATCCCGAGCCAAGAACAGCAGTCCTACAAAGTCACATGCTTTCATTGTGGCATTCCCATTTGTTGGTCAGGTTGCATACCTTGCAT